ATACAATTCACTCCTGATTGTATATAACTATATTATTAGTTACCTGATGAGCTAACTACAGACAGTAACAAGTTAGGAAGAAAGAACGGCATAGAGAGTTGACTTTCTTCGTATTCAACTATAATACCTTTTGAAGTTAGAATCAATAGATACGACTAATTTTTTTGCTTTTAGTTAAGTATAGTTACTTTTAGTTAACTGAATTTATATAAATTAAAAACCACCCAGTGACATGCATAGGTGGTTAGAAAATGTAACGATTACGATTATTATTTTTAGCATGTATATATGTATATTAGCATAAAAAAAGAGGCTAACCGCAAAAGTTAGCCTTCGAATTACATTGCACTTAAATGATACAAATCAATTATAGCACATTATGACCATTTTATACTTCCCCAATACTTCTCATTTTTGATTTTTTCTGCTTTGTCAGTAATAGGGCAAACGGCGCAGTAGAAGTATGACTTGCTAGAACCTGGTGCTTGGTACTTGAATCTAATCCACCAGTATTTGTCCTTTTTAATGACTTGATCAAACTTAACCCAGTCATTTTTATTGTAAAGCCATGAACCCTTGTCTACTTCTTCTCCTTTTAATCCAGGTTGACGACGTACTTTAATAGCACGGTCAGGGTAGAATATACCTTTCCAATTCCAAGAAATACGGTTAACTTGTGATTTACCCGCTAAAGTACCGCCAATAGGTTTACCGTGAATAGCCCCTGCGATGTCTCGACAATACTTATCCGTGTTTTTCTTGATGTAATCCATATCGTTTTTATTTGTGATAAATCCTAGCTCTGCCAGTCTGTAATTGACGTTAAGTTCTGCCGATACATTTACATTCAATAAGTCGTTACGTGGCGTCACGCCTCGAATTTGACCTAAATTAGACTTAATAACGGATTGTATTCCGTTGTCTATTGTGTCGGCATTAAATTGGTTTGAAATGATTACATGTCCACCACTAGCGCCTCCACCTGACCAGTCTAAATGAAATTCAACAACTACATCAGGATTTTGATTGCGTTTAAGCCAGTAGAACCCGTAATCCTTTTTGTTACCCAAACGTTGACCATATGCTGTGTCTTGATACATATCTTGCGTCATTTTTGAACCGCCATATAAATAAACATCATGCCCTGCACTACGTAAGTACTTCGCCACGTTAGGTACAATATTCTTACGGATAAAATCACGTTCATTTGTACCATTACCAACCGCTCCCGGGTCTGCGTATCCATGCCCTGGCACAAGCGCCACTTTAAGTTTAGTCGGTTTTGGCGTCTTGCTAGGTAAAAGGTTAGTGATTGACTTCTTAGTTGCGTAATTTAATCGGATAAACCACATCGGGTTATCGTAATAATGCCAACGGCGTGTAGCGGATTCCCAACCAGGACGACCATTTACAAAACCGCCACCTTCCCAGTTCTGCTCGACTACCTCAAAGCTATTCAAATTCGCTTTAGTTACTACCGCAACATGCCCTGCACCACTTCCGTAGCGTCCATTAAATATAACTATGTCGCCTGGTAATGGTAAAAAGTTAGGTGTGTTTTCGTATACTGTAGCTATATTACGTAATAATTTTGCATTATCAGTGTGTATATTTTTAGCGTACATTCCACTTAATCTGTAACCAGTCATATAATTGAAGTAACTGTTAGCGTAGTCGTAACATTGGTAGCCATATGCATTATCGAAGTCGTATTGCTTACCTACAGAATTATTAATCCATTTTATACCTTCATCAAGCGTTCTCATTTAACCACCTCAAAAAAGAGAACCCCTAAAGGTTCTCCTCAATTTCAACTGGTTCGACAATGTCTTTTTGAGGCATAGCACCAGTCGCTTTAATGTATTTTTGTTCCGCTTTATACTTTTTCATTTTTTGATTCGCCCATTGTGCCTCTTTCGTATTAGGGTTATTCTTGTAAGCCATATATAAACCCATGACTGTCATTAATAAAGAAGATATATCCTCCTCGCTAATCACTGGTAAAGGGTTGATACCTTTTGTTGTTAAATACTGATTGACTAAAGCTAAAATTAAAACGATGTAACGTGCTACTACTTTAATATCCATTCAATTCATCTCCTTAAATTAAAAAGCCAACCATTGAAGGTCGACTAAAGAATAAACGTTGCTGTAATTGGGAAAAAGTCATTTTCAGTTAATGTTGTATTACCTGTAGACGTTCTGAATAATTCAACAGCTCCACTAGCACCTACTGTCCATCTTGCAAAAGATGCTACACCGCCACTTTTTGTACTTGTGTTCTGAACAAAAGGGGTATCAGTTGTAACCAAACTGCTAATGTTGCTAGGTAAATTGGCAATAGTAATAGGCGATGTTGTAATACCTTTAACTGCACCTTTGAGAGCTAGTATATTTACTCCATCTAAATTAATTAATCGGTATTTAGGTGTGTATGATGTACTATACTCTTTAACGCCATTAATTAAGGTGAAATCTAGCCAACCCGTATCAGATTTTACAGGAGATACGCCAGCAGGACCTTGTGGACCAATGGGACCAGTATCGCCTTTAGGTCCAGTTAACCCTTGTGGTCCCATTTCTCCTTTTGGACCGCGTAAACCTCGTTCTCCAGTTTCACCTTTTAATCCTTGTGGACCGGGAGGACCTTGTATACCTGTTTCACCTTGAGGGCCAATAGGACCTTGCTCACCCTTGTCTCCCTTTGGTCCAGGTTCTCCTTGTGGTCCTTGTTCTCCGCGTGGGCCGATAGGACCTTCAACTCCTTGTAAACCTTGCGGGCCAACCTCGCCCTTTTCACCTTGTGGCCCAATCGGGCCAGCGTCTCCTTTAACACCTCTGAAAGTATCTACGTTATCATTTAAATATTCCATTACATCTGATTTTAATTTCGGTTCAAAGTCATCGCCTAATAACTGAATTGCATTCTCTTTGATGATGCGACGGACAGTATCGTCTACTAATGTTACAGACACTTCTTTGGTTACAACAGAATCAATTCCACTATCACTTATATTGAAGTGAAAAGTAACTACATGAATGGAATTAGCATCGTCTGTTAAGAATAGCTTACCAGTCACCTTACCAACATGCTTAATCACGTCTTTACTTATATTATATTGAATCAATCCGTTTACTTGTGAAACAATCTCGACTGATTCATTAACAAATATCGAACCATCTTCACAGAATAAATCTAATTTAGGTTTTAACGTCGTTTTGCTTAGGTCTAAAACTGAACCTTTCCAATTAATACTTATCCGTATAGAGGCAGTACCTAAATCCTTAGTATAAAAATTGGCGTCAATATTCCCTATATCGACACCCTGCTCATTGATTTCCGCTTTAATATCTTTATTTTTATAAATCACTTAACCACCTCATCTATATTGATCGCGTGTATAAAACATTCCGCTTGTTTTTATGATTTTATAATAATCATGTATTGTAGTTGCTTGATGTTTACACCAATTTATATCAGTTGCATATTGATGTGTAGCAGGGTTTTTAGGGTTCCATCTCATACGGTATAACGTATTTTGTCCTTTATCGATATAACCCTCACGCACAAATTTAGCACCGCCTACAATCGCTTTAGCTGGTGTAGTCCAACCTTCGTTTCTAGCAAATGTTATAGCGTTGTTTGGATTGCTATCGAAAGCACCAATGCCAAAGTAGTTATACACTCCATAACGTCCACTAGCAAAGTTTGATTTACCGTGTCCGCTTTCAAGTAAAGCGTGTGCTATTAGATAGATTTCATTAACTTGATATCTTTTACAACCGTCTGCAAATGCTTTACCCTGTCCACTTAAAGTACCTTTACCAGAAAGTAATTGATTTAATTTACTAACAGGTATCCCTTGATATTTGCCTAAATTCAACATTTGATAACGTTGCTTCGAATTATTCCAAATGATAGTAGGATTCATAGCATTGCTAGTTTGGGTTCTGCTCGCATGATGCCAGCCCCAACCACTATTTATTTGAGGTGCTACACGCATTTGCCTTTCTAGTGCCTGACCAAAAGTGTATTTGCTTTTTTCTACCACAATTTTAGGTGTAGAAGGTGTTGTTTTAACCACGGATTTTGATGTATTGGCGGTTTCTTTCTTCGCTTCATTTTGTGCAACAATATCTTTATTTTTATTATTAACAATCGTTTTTATTTTGGATTTAGTCACTTTATATTCAGCTTTATTCACTAATAAGTTATCTTTGTTGGCATATAATCCAACGGCTGATTTTGCCAATTCTTCCAACTTTTCTTTTGGTGGGAATCCATCTTTTATGAAATCCCAATTAACATGTTCTTTCAGTGACCACCACATTTGTTTGTCGACTTTAATGTTTTTAAAATTTAAATCAATTTTATACTGCTCTAATAATGTAGCTCCGATAATCATTGCCCATAACTCATTTAATATAAAACCCTCTTTATCATCGCTATAGTCACCGCATACTTCTATTACAATATTGTTAGGGTCATTCGGATACTCGTAATCATTGGGGCGTGGTTGCCATATAGCTAATCTGTCGATGTAATAATGCGGGTAATCATTTGAATTAATATATTTATTTCGGTCATTGTATAAATCACTAACCGAACGCATAGAGTGCGCATTGCGTATTGTAATTCCTTTTACCGCCCCAGTACGTCTTTGTCCCCACGCAACAAAATGCTCGAACCTATCAGGCGTGCCAAAGTCATCACGCTTAGTGGTGTATACAATTTCAGTAACCTCTTTAAATCTGACTTCTGGCTTAGATGGTTCCGCTTTTTCAAGTTGTACTTTTTCTTCTTCAGTTAATACTGGTTTACTTGGCGGTTTAGGCGTTGGTTTAGTAGGTTGGTCTATAATAACTGGCGCTTTTTTATAAGGAGGTCTAACAAAGTGAGTTACACCGTTGTAGTTGTGTGTGATTTTTTGAGCGATACTACCAGTCCAGTTGGCTGTGTACCAATTCTGATCGATACTAGTAAACTTACTTGTACTACTAGGACCTACAACAATTGCTACATGCCCTGGATTACTTCCAGCCCATACCGCCCAGTCACCTGGTAACGGAACAAAAGAAGGGGTATTTCTGTATATTTTAAAATTATATCCTCTATAATTACTTTTAATGGCCATCGCATTGGCGTTGCCCCATGTTGTGAATCCCCAATACCTTTTAAGTATATAGTTGGGTAAATCCCAACATTGCATACCATAATAACCATCGACGTCAACACCTCTGCCGCGCTTGGCAAGGTCAGACGCCCATTCTACAACATCTTTAGCGGTTGGTTTACCGCTAGTTGGTAAGGCCATGACATCACTTCTCTTTCATAAAAATAGCCGACACCGAAGTGCCGACTCTTTTCAAATATTATTTACATCTACCGAACCAAAAGCAACTCCAAAAGCTATATCCAAATAGCACGGCAATCACCTCCTCAAATTCCAAATACAGTACGTAATATCGCAATGATTAATGAACCTACAATAGTACCTACTAAGCCAATTACATACATCTTCATTTCACGTATGTTCTTCTTGTTTGTTTCTTTATTCTCTTTGTCAATTTCTCTTTCTCTGTTGATTGAATCCAAAGTAAAATCCATCTTCTGATTGATAAGATTTTGACCGTGTTGTGCATCTTTTATTTGTTCCAAAGAGTTGAATATTTTTTCGTCGTTTTCTTCTAAACGGGACAACCTCCGTTCAGTTTCTCTTTGGTAGTTGTCTACCATTTCATCACTTCCAGTCCGTTATTTAAGCAACATACTCTACTCCTGTAATTTCTTTGTATTGCTCTGGCGTAATCCATTCTGCCCTTACAAATACTTTAAATTTTTCATTTGTATAAACACCTAAACTGTACATATATTTAAGACTTCCGAAACTCATTTATACTTCCTCCTTTGTAGCAAGTGATACAGACAATTCTGCTGTGACTTTTTGTAAATTTTTGATTTCTAAATCTTGCGCCGCGATTTGTGCCATCAATTCTGCAACTAACATATCTTTGTTAGGCGCTACTTCTTCAGGCTCGTGTTGCTTTTCGAATTCTTCTTTAGATGTGCCAATCCATTTATTTTGATGTTGATCAAAATAGAACGGCTGATATAGTCCATCCGGTACTGGCACATCAGTGTATTCAAATTCCGGATATACACTTTCGCCATCCTTATCTATAAAAACTAAAAATGGTTGGCCGTTATCCACGTTATAAACTACTTTTTCTACATTCAATTTATTCACTCCTTAATTATCAATCCAATTCATTTCGCCATATAAATAACCGGTTTTAGTGTTCCACCCACTCGTTTCTCCGTTAACATAAAATCTCACTTCACCAGAAGGGCGAATCGTTACATATCCACCTGCAAACGCGCTAGATACTGGTACACGTACAGGAAATGACTGTGAATATTTTGTAAATGTAGGTGGGAGTTGAGCCACAACTTGCCCACTAGTGACGTTCGAACCATTTAAACGTAAATAGTTGGTAGTTACACCTCCGCTTACCACTTTGCGGTAAGCGCATTTAAATCCAGTTTGTTCACTGTCGCTATTAAACGCCGAATTAGATACTGCGCCATTTATTAATAAAAATTCAATCCAACCAGTATCATTTGGTTCGCTGATTTTTTGCCAATCCGTCCAACTATCAACACCTTTTTTAGTACGGATATATACTTCGTTTGATGTGTACGGTGTGTAATAAAACTTCATATAATTATCGTCAACAATGTGCGCTGATAAAAATCCATTACTAACAACGTTTTTAGGACCATTAACAGCTGAATAAAGGTAATATAATCCAGATTTTGTTATTAAGTTAGAGGGGTTGTTAAAATCTAAATCTCGAACGCTAATAGCCATTCCAGCATTTGTGGTTAATGGCGATTTTTGCCAATCCAAAGTATTGATTTTAGCATCGACATCATTAGGCGTCGCAAAAGCATTACTGTTGTAAGCCGTGTTAAATTGTTGGATTTTACTGTCAATATAGCTTTCAGAATCGCTCACTTTTGTATCAATAGCTTTACTTCCTTCATCAACTTTAGCTTGTATTGATGATTCGCTATTAGTAGCCACAATCTCAACATCGTTTTTATATTGGGTCAGCAAAGACAACAATTCGCTTTTAGATGTACTAGCCACATTGTTAATTGTTGATGTAACTTCATTTTTAATTATTTCCATGCGATCTAACGCTTGTTGACTTGCATCTTGTACTTGCGTTACATAATCTCCTAATGTTTCAAGAGACTTTTCAATATCCGCTACTTTTTCTTCCAATGCGTTTTTTAAATCGTCGAACATTCTAAAGTATTGAACCTTAACCTCGCCTTTGATTTGGTTAGGCAATGAGTCGGCAACATAAAAATTAAACTTCCCTAAAGTAGCAATATCAGTTGTACCATTTACCGCTAATAATATTTGACCTTCACACTCGGTTTCAGTTGCAGCCTTCAAGAATTCATTAGGTACTGTCGCACCAACAATGCCACCGCTAGAGTCTATAATTTCTAAATCTAATTGGCCCGACATACTTCCGTTTGATGATTTTAACCATAGATAACCAGTGATATTGACTGGTCCTAATTGATAAGGGAATCCATTTCTATGCACAATGAAACGTAATTGAGCAGTATTGCTATCGGTATTATAAAAGCCTATCTGAGTCGATGAGATAGGCTTGTAATATGGTGTATTCTCTTGTTTTAAAACGCCGATTTTATCTAAATTTGTCATTCAGAGAGACCCCCTTTTGTTACTGGGTGAACATAGCAAACAGCCACGCCATAACCTTTACTAGCATCATACGGCGTAGTAACTTCCATAACTCTGTAGTAGCCATTTACGTTATCTTTAGTACCTTTACCGTTCTTAGCACGCAACCAGTCACCTTTTTGTACAGTATCATCAATTGCAATGTAGATTTGCCCTACAAGCCCTACGACATTCCATTCAGGACGTTCAGCACGTGATTCATAGTTTTCATTCTCGACATAATCTTCGCGCTCTACAGGTACATCAATGTATTCTGAATACTCGTTACCTTTATCGTCAGCCCATGTTTTTAATTGTTTTTCGGTGATAATAACACCAAAGTCATCACGCTTAAATCTGTCTTTGTGATGGAATATTTGGTCACCTAAAATGATGCCTGCAGTCCCTGAAATAACCCCTAACGGTACATCGTTGTCTTGGCATTTACGAATATAACGTCCTTCTAAAGTTACAATCGTGCCATTTGCAATTGCTTGACCTGATTGTGATTCGAAATACTCCGCATAATCGGCAAAGTTATTGCTAGTTGTCACTTGTCCAGCAGTTTTAATGTTACCGCTTGTTGATGACATATCAATTTTGATATTAGCTGTACTTGCACCATTTGCACCATAACCTAGCAAGAATGCATAGTTACCACGTGATTTAACACCACGGCTATTAACAATTGTTTGACAATAACTACCAGGTATAGTTTCTGATTCGAGGGAATTGATTACCGCACTGCGTGAGCCGTGTGCTTGCGACCCCATACCAACACCTGCAATCCATGAACGAGCGCTGTGGGCGTATGAACCTCCAGTTGAGGCTAATGCTGCACCTACTTCAGATAAAGCACCGCCACCAGTGACACCAGCAGACAAACCACCTTTAAGCACAGTTGGAACTTTTGAGTAAGTCTTTTTACTGATTACAGCTTGATTAGTATAACCTTCCGCTTGTACACCGATGATTTCAGCTGTATTATTGTACATCTCAATCGCGTTACCTGTTCCAGTACCTATTAAATTAGCACCAATAATCTTAGTGTCGTACACCTGACCGCCACCCGCAATACCAATGTATTTAGAAGATTTGAATAGGTTGACGTTAGCAAAAGTAACTTTTTTAGGTCTGTTCGCGCCACCCATAATCTTTAAATCGGCACTAGCCTCTGTAAACCCTTGAATGTTGACGCCATTAAACGTAACATTCTCAGCTCTGAATTGAACAACCACTACTGGTTGTTTAGCAGTCCATTTAGAATCACCAATTGCACTAAAATTGTTTACTAATACATTGCGATACGCACATACAACGATAGCACGTGGCGTAGTATTAGGATAAACTTCATTGTACTGTGGATATACTGCACTACAGTTATTTAACACTACATTGTAAGCAGTCTTAGATTGAGCGTCACTTGCTCTGTGATGCCCAATGTGTCGAATATTATAAGCTCGTGTGTCACGTATAGATAAATGATTGTTAACAAATACATTTTGAGGCGCACACGCTGGTTCATGTGCCTTAATTTCCAATCCGCCGTAGTTATTCTCTGATTTATTGTTAGATAAGAATATAAATTGTGAACCGTCATCAACTTCAATGCCGTTGTTATTACCTCCACCAACTGGATCATGTGAATAACAATCTGTAATCAGAATGTATCTACTCCAGTGAGTAGTTATGCCATCATCACCAAAGGTATGCGTTTCGCAATTATTCACATGCACATATTTACTTTCTAGCATTTCACTTGGTCTAGCGCCATCGCCACCGTAAAAGTATTCGTCTACGCCGTATGTGACGTCGATACCATGTAGTAGGTTGTTATAGGATTTAATGTTGTAAATATAACCGTTCTTAACACCTGCGAATCTTACGCCACTGGAAAGCGAACCTCCTGCAGGTTTCAACGCTCCACCTTGTCGCCCTCTGTTACCATTTACACTGAAATTCTCAATAGCAATATTCTTTGCATTGCCACCCATTGTTAGGTTAGTAACTACAATTGCATCAGCAGGTGCATCATCTGCTAGTTTAATTGTTGTAATATCTTTACCTTGCCCAACTAATCTAGTGTTGTTAGGTAATCTCAAACCATATACTTTGTAGGTACCGCCAGACATAGTAACTTGTACATTACCGTTACCAAAAGCTTTTCTAAATGCTTCTGTACTGTCTTTAACACCTGTAGGGTCGGCTCCAAATTCATCGACGTTCACTACCCGATTAATTTTATCTAATAAGTTTTTAAGACCTTTTTCTCGGTCGTTTTTTTCACGCAAAAAGTCGTGTTTCAATCGCTCCTCCAATGTGTTATGTTGGATTGCGTCAATTGATACACGACTTTGTCTAACTTCTTGTTGACCATTCCCTAATGCACCCAATACTAAATGGTCATTAACTTCGTTCTGATACCTTAACTCGTCACCGACGTTAGTCTTTTGCCCTTTTTTTGTGTAGTGAGTTACATTATCAGAATTATGAGCGTCTTTCTCATTTTTTCTATGATATTCAATATCGTCTGTTATTCCCTCGAAAGCATTCTCAATCTTTTCGTAGTTGCTCTCATTTTGACTTATAAATTTATCATTGAAAAATACATCTAATTTTTTAAATAAGTTTAATTTCAATCATTAAACCTCCTTGGCTACCAATTGGCCACTTGTATTTACTGTAATATTGTATTTTTTTCCATTTTCTCCTGTAATAACTAAACCGTTTGTATTAGGTTGAGGCGTATCGCTAATCTTATCTAATTTAGCTTTATCTTCTTTACTCATCAATCCATTAGATGCTTGTGTAGCAACTTTCATAGCTTCCATATTAAATCCATCGCCCGTCATTAGAACGGTGTAATTGTTACCAGCATCATTACTGCTTTTAAATCCATCTTTCATGAAGGATAGGTATTTACTACCTTCTTTAGCGTGTATTCCTAATCCGTTATATTCTAATGCGCCAGAAGTTTCGGTCACTTTAGTTACTGTTTTAGCAGTCGCATCAATTTTTTTGGAAACAGAATTTATAGACCTAATACCAGTGCTACCACCACCTAATCCATTAGCTAGGGTAGCTGCATTGTTAACACTTTTTTGATAACGGTCACGCCGTCTTTGGTCACCTAATACAACATCTTGACTTATAATTCTGTTATGAGCATCACGTTTAGTCTTAATCTCAATGATACGCACCTTATCGTTTACATCGATGATATCATCACGCACTGGTACTAAATCGCCAATACGTGGTATTGCGTCAGGAAATTGTTCTCTTAAACTTACAAAGTCGAGTGATAAAGAAGTTTTTAGTGACTGATCAATAATAGCCTCAATTTCTCTTTTCATTAGTTCGGGATCTTTGATACGACCATCTATTTTAGGCGGAGCGTCTCGCTTGCCGATAACCTTGGCTAGTGGGTGTGTATACTTTACACGTAAACCACCTTCTAGGAAGTTACCATCTTCTTCGAAATCTCCGTAACCCTCAATATAGGTGTATACTTCGCTAGCATCTTCTTCTAACTTTATATTGTTGGCATTCACTTTGCTTGAAATATAATATTTTGTCGTATTACTCACAAAAGGCTTTAAAGTAAACGTCTTAGTTGTTGCATCATACTCGTATTCAAGTCCGTAGCGGTCTAAACCAGCTTTAAACATGTCATACCTGGACTCGCCTTCCCCCGCATTTTCCCAACGGCTAGAAGGCACATGTATTGGTATTTTGAATTTGTAGCCAGTTCCTTGGAATACTAATTTAAAATACTCGTCAACTGTAAAACTACCAGTAACGTTAGAATAAATACGGGACACCATTAAATCATCAATTTCTTTTTCTCGCGCAGTAATACTTAAATACTGTTTATCTCCCTTACTCTTACGGTCAATAATAGTAATAACGTATATCTTTTTATCATCAGGCCCAGCAACTTTGTGTACCGTCCACATCTTCGATACCGCACTAATCAGATCGTGTGTATTTTCATTTTCTATAATATCGAAATTTAAACTACCGTCATCTTTTAATTTTTCGTTTACAACTGTTGGAGCATAAACAGGGTAGCCTTTACCAACCCTATTTTTTATTAGAAATGGCAAAGAACCACCTACCTATAATAAAATTTCATGTCGAATACAATTTTTTGTACAGTTTGATTAATAGTGAAGTAATTCCACCCGAAATCAAAATATGGTTGAGACAAACGAGTGTAGTCATCAATTGACACACCGTTTCTATAAGTTTGTAATCCGTCGAACTTTATAGTGTCTCCTGCTTTTAAATTTAAACCTTCTATCGTCATTACTTCTGAATGTTCAAGGTTCCAACTAAACTTTTTAGTATCCTCGCCTAGTTTTATTGTCACGACTCTATCAAATGTAAACTGGTCGATAGGTTTTGTACCGTAATAATAGACGTTGCCCGAATTAACATTCTCAAATGTGTATTTACGTTTAGCGCTACTAACTGGCATTTCTATGCCCATATCTGTAGACCATAAATAATTGGTATCTAGTTTCTCTAAATTTAAACTTCTACCAATACTTTGATAATAAGGCGTTTCTGAAGTTTCAAATTGCAACTCTATTTCTCCGCTAGTACGATTTGTATCATAGTCACCAATGTTAACCAGTCTAAATTCTAATTGAAGTCCGCTTGCGTAGTTTAAATTAAATTTAAAGTCAGGTTCGTTAAACCCTTGAAAAGGTATCTCTACTAATGCAGGTACAAGTTCACGCAAATAAAACTTACCACTAAAAAGTGTGGCAAGTTGATTTCTTAAATGTATAGCTTGTGCTAACTTATCTACATTGTACTCAAGTGTTAATACCGCTTTTCTAGCGCTTTCCTTAACACCAGTGTGTAGTCGACCACTTAAACGTTCGATTTCTTCATAACTGTATTCACGATCGATATCACTTATATTTAGTGATTTAACAGTTACTCTTTTGTTAGTAAAAGGGTTGTCTGAGACCCTATACGTTTTATTACTTACTACTTCTACATCTCTAACAATCAACTTACCACCACCTTATGTGTAGAATTCATTACTATCTAAATCTCTTATTGTATTTCTGATTAAATCAATGTCACCTTCGTTAGTAACTTGTATATTTACTACTGGTTTATTTGCCTCTGCTAGCGTGTGTTGGACATCGTCAGTTAAGAACCCGTTCAAATCACTAGCGATTGAACTATTCAAACCACTTAAATCCATAGAAGGTATTAAGCTAGCATCGAATGCATTTAACATTTGGCTGGACACATTTTTTACTGCATCAACCGCTTTATACGCCTGATTAGCTATACCTATACCTAACCCTTGTGACACAAACATACCAATTGATTTAAATTCTTTTGATGGAGATGCAATACCTAATACGGATTTAGCTTTATCTAATGCGCTTTTAGCTACGTTATAAGCTGCATCTACAACCCAACCTATACCTGCACTAATACCATTAGCTAAACCTTCCATTAGATATTGTCCAACTTCAGAAAAATTGCCGAAGAAGTTACGGATTGTGTCAACTGCATCTTGCATTCCTTTTCTACAAGACTCGACGACGTCCCAAAACTTCTGAACTACCGCATTCCAAAAGTTATGCATCGCTTGTCTTATAGACTCAACCCATTGACTACCACCTGAAACTATTCTGTTGTAAGCTTCGGACATTTTAGAACCAATTGTAGCAACCGTTTCGCTGAACCAAGTTGAAACGGAATTCCAAATTTGTGTTACGTATTTAGTGGTGTTAGACCAAATTTCAGACCAACTAGACACTGTATTACCAGTAATCCTACTATATGTGTCAAATAAGAATTGTTCGATTTGAGACCAAATTGATTGAATACCTGCCCAAATAGTTTGGCCAACATTCGAAATTGTCGTTTGTAAGGTTAACCATGCTCCTGAAAAGTCACCAGATAAAAACTGAATAAATGCTGTGAAAAGACCAACTACTAATTGGATTGTTGCAGAAATAATCGTGCCTATTGCAGTGAATACTACTGAAACTATAGTCCACAAACCACCAAATACAGTGATTAGTGTATTTATAGCGGTCACAAAAACGCCTCCTAAGAATTGTTGGGCGAATTGCCCTATTTGCTGAAGGATTGGCATTATTGGTTGTAATGTTTCATTCACTTTTGTAAATAAATCGGTTAACCATTGTTGTATACCTGCTATCGCATTACCGATGCCGTCCCTTAACATATTCCACGCATTTATAACTGCCGTTCTAAAATCTTCGTTTGTCTTCCACAACCATACTATAACGCCGACTAATGCTATTATGGCACCAATTACAATAGCAACAATAGGATTTATACCTGCTAACGCTCCACCTAATAATGGCAACGCTCTTGTAATTAGTCTGATTGGCTTAGTAAGTAGCATAAATGCGCCTTTGAGTAAGTTTAAAGCCCCCTTCAATATACCCGCATTTTTAACAAAGCTAAAAATAAACTTTCCTGCTTGTAGTAATGAAACGTTAAAGACATGTCTTAGAATTGAGCTAATAAACATTATAGGTGCCATTAATGCCCAAAATGCACCACCTAGAATAGTTAATATTCCAAAGAATCGTGCTACATTAGGGTGTGCCTCAAATAATGCAGCCGTAAATTCTACAATTTTACCTATAACTTTAAGTAATGCACTTGCTATTGGTGCCATTGCAGTACCAAATGCTACTAGTACCCTTACAATATCTCCGATAAGTTTCATGATCACTGGACCATTTTCTTCGACATATTGCACAAACTTCTTAAATCCTTCTGAATTGCCTACTGTTTCAGACCATTCACGGAATTTAGCAGACATTTCTTCCAACCATTTAAAGATGTTAGTTGAATTCTGCCCAAAGGCTTTAAGTAAGTTATTGATACCAGCAAATGTATTTTTAAATATATTACCGATTATAGGTAAATTAGTCTTTGTATACTCCATAAACTGTTTAATAGCATTTTGACCTTTAGCACTATTAACCCATTTATTAAAATCTTCGCCTATTCTACGTAGCCATTGTGATGACCATCGGAAAAGTGGCATCAATTGTGTAAACATACTTATCATACCTGCGCCAAATTGACCGCCTGCCCGCAATAAATCTCCAAATATAGCTACACCAGTTGTACCCATTTCTTTAAAGAAACGCTTAGCAACTTGGTTTGTTTTAGCCCATTTAAGAACGCTAGCGCTTGCTTTTTCCATTTGTGATGCAACACCACTAAAAAATGGATTTAACCCTTGTAGAGCAACTTTAACGGCATTTAAGCCATTGGTCATTGTATTAAAAATTTGAGCTTGATTTTGTTTAATAATAGATGCCCACGTATCCTTAACGCCTTCTAAAGCACGTTGATAATCTCTAGTTTCATTTGTCGCTTGTAGCGTACCTTTTTCGAGCATAGTTAATGCACTAATAGCCATAGCACCAAATCCAACAAAACCACCTGCCGCTATTGCTAAAGCTCCTGATAAAGCAACTGCACCACCAGTTACAACCTTTAACGCATTACCTACAGCCATAATAGCTGGAACTAATCCTGCAATTACAGGTATTAACGCTTGAAATGATGCTATAACCATACCTTTGATTTGTTGGCTGAACACAGTACCAAACGAACGGATACGCCCAGCTAAATGGTCCATCTTGTCACTAAATTCTCCTAAAGCACGTCCACCGTTATGCCAAGTTTTACGCATCAAATTATTGATTTTACCGAAAGATGTTCTTGCTTGTCCTTCAATACGGTTGAACTCTTTAGTAAATTTGTTACCTAATTTCCAACGTCCTGAATCTATATCGAAGTCATGTTTACCTAATTCGATTAAATCTTCTCTAAAACCCTTTAAAGCCATTTCCGCTGGACTAGCATCTAGATCTAGTTTGACTACATGCTTCCTCCATGCTTCAACAGTTTCTTTTGTAGCTTTATATTTAACCATTAATTCTTCGTTACTTAATTTTAAATCAACTTTGTGTTGTCTAAATCTTGCAACTTGCGCTTTAGCTTTTTCTAAGTTAGCAGTATATTCTTTAGTAACCATACCTAAATTAACAGAATGCTCTCGCCATTTTTGAGCCATTGCTTTTGCTTTTGTTAATGCTCTTTGAAACTTATTTGTGTTAGCGGTAATCTCTGTTTCAATTTCATTCGGCACAGCTGTTTTAGCTAATCTTTGAGCCTTACGTACACCACGTTCAAAGTTACTGATTATCGCATTAATACGCGCAACAAAGTTTGTATCCATATTACTCTCCTTTCTTTTTGAAGAATAACGCATCAGCCTCTTCAATTTGTCGTTGTCTTAATGACTTACGTTGTTCAATAATCTTATCTCTATCGTGTTTAATTTGTTGAACATTCTTACCTAAATTCTCACGTGTTTTAGCAATCTGCTTAAGCATTGGTTTAACACCTTTTTTACTCTGTGCCATTGCATTAGCAGTTGCTTGATGCAAATTAAACTCTAGTTGATCTAACTCACGCTCTCTAGCACCCCTAATCCAATCTTGCCACTCTTTAGGTGTCATTAAATACAGCTCATCTGCGCTTATATAACCTAAATATTGGGCTGTTTTAATCCTGATTTCACTATAATTTAGTAAGGTTCTTTGCCCGTAAGAGTTGTGTATGTTGCTTTCATAAACGGAAGTGCGTTCTTCGCCTCTTCTTTGTCCTCTTCTTTGACTAACTTCGGCGCTTGATTCATTTGGAACCAGAACATCTTGAACTCTTCCTTGAAAAAACCCGATTCACCTAATACTTGAATAGCACCTTGTAACAAACCAATCGTACCGTCTTTTTCTTCGATAACTTTTAAGATAGCGTCTTGGATATCTTCTTTTGAAGGGCGTTGTTTAATATGGGCTAGCGCGCAATCCCAAAACTCTACAATAGCAGTAGTCTTACGGTTTAGAATCCCTTGCATAATATGGTGATAACCCGATGCTTTATTCCCCTCTGAATCTTCTTTAGCGTACTTTTCAGCATGAATATCAAACATAAAGGTACCTTTTGCTTTATAAGTAATGTCATTAACTTCTAGTTCTGTAATCGGTTCAAACTTTTCTGCTTGGAATACATTTTGTTCGCTCATTAATGGATAACCTCACTTTTTCAAATATAAAAAAATAGGGGCGCAATGCCCCTTAACTTATTACAAATCTGAATCAGACTCATCTACATTGCTAACTGTAAAAGACTTGCTAGTTGACTTACGTTCTTCCAAATCTCCTGTGTATTCACCAGGTTTTTCAAATTCAACAGTAGTACCAGCAACTGAAGCATCTAACCATGATGGTGGCAATTCTTCGAAAACACCGTCAGCAGTGTTAAATTTTACTTTAACTGTTACTTCAATTGTATCTTCCTCATCATCAAACGAATTACCATACTCTTCAACAACTGTGTAACCAAATGCAGCATGATATCCATCTTCTCTTTTTTTCTTTTCAATTAACCAAACTTTGATTTGTTTGCGTTCTTTAATAGCTTTCTTAAATTGGTCTTGTCCTTTATCTCCAGGAATACGACCAAATGTTAAATTAATTTCTTCTGCTACAGATTGATAAGAGTAATCAGTCTTGCCTGCTACAATTTTTTCTGATAGCTCTGAAGAAATTTTAGTTTCGCCCTCTTGCAAGTCCGATACTAATAAACCCATAACACCGAGCGTATTATTAGTAGGTTCACACACAGCAATATAACCTGTACTCATTAGCTACACTCCTTCTTGTAAAGTTTTATGACGCACTCTGTATAGCAATCTCAATACGCCATGTTTTGTAAACTGATCTATGTCAGTAAATACTTGAGAATTATCTTTTTTAATCCAATCTATTTCGTAATCTCTAAAATCTAAATGTTGTCTGCATGCGTAATTAAGGTACTTAAGCAACTCTCTAGCCTCTGCACCGTTCTCATATTGGCTGTAAACATGAAATGTAATGCCAATAGTTTCACGCATACCTGGTGAGCGTTCACTCTCTGTTACATTCGATTCACCCACCACAATATATGGGTAAGCGACATCTTTTTGAACGCAATCAAAAACCCTACTACCGACTAATCTGTCAGTGATAGGGTTCTGTACTAAATTATTTATAACTTTGTAATATAAGAGTGGTTCTGCCGTTACCCACATATTAACAACTCCTAGCTAAAATATCGTTTGAATACTCTTCTGCCTTCGTCGATAGCAGGTTCCCAAAATGGCTGTGGCATTTGTCCGTAGGTAGTGTGCCATTTACCGTTAGGATCTTTATAAGTCCATGGTATTTTGTGCGCTCTACTTCCTTTTGTGGCATAAATTCCCGTGCCATAGTTTACGTACAATGCATAGCTACTGCCTATTTTTACAACACCAGTAAATCCACCATTTTCAAAATCAACAGTCGTTGATTGTCTCAAGAATCCAGTATCAACTGGCATTAAGTGAATCACAGTGTTATAGATTTTAAGTGTTGTTTTAGCAACCCCTTTTTTAACCCAATCTTCCATTTCTTCACGATAATCTTCCAACTCAGCCACAAGTGATTCAGCACCGTATTTAACCTTTGCCATACGGTACCTCCTGCAAACGAGTAAGATTGACTTCGTGCATACCACCTTGGTCTACTGGATAACCTATAATTTGGTAGATTCTACCCTCGTATTTAAAGTAATCTTCTGTATTTATTGGTATGTCATACCGAGTATATAGGTTTCTGTCGAAAGATTTACCCATTTGATGGTACTTAAGCGTTTCAGAAGTTGTAGGCGTGTCCATAAATCCGTTGAACGTTGTAACTTCTTCATAATTTACGATTGGATTGGGATAACTATTTACTTTAGTCTTTTTAACCTTAGTAATTGTATGGGGGTATTCGTCGAATGGATCAAACATATTACCACCTCAACTGACGTAAGGGTTTCAAATGTTTATATGTGGCTTTAGGTAATTCTGTAACAAATGTATAAGACACCGTGCCCATCGACCTACTAGCAATATTGCTGTTAGTACCGTATTTAATACTTTCAGCAATAAATTTACGTACACCGAATGGATAAGGTGCCTCAAATTGTTTGTTACAGTATTCCTCTGCAATTCCTTTGTAAAAAAGGATTAAATCTACTAATGTGTCGTCATTTGATGCGTCATCAGTAGGCCAACTATTAAGTCGTTTCACGTCGATTGGTAACATTATTCAGCACCTTCTAACGCCTCGACAAGTTCAGCTTTTTTCATATCGGAACATCCCTCAATATTACGCTCTTTAGCCAACTCTTTTAACTCTGCTACTTTCATATCAGAATAGTCTGTTGGCTCTTCAACACGCTTTATTGCAACAATTCCGCGCCGGTTATTAATTGTGGATAATTCAGTTAATCGTTCTTCACTTACCTGCACCCCTTTACGCGGGAATGTATCGCCCACATTGTACGGGTGACCGTTATCTTGACTGTCAGTAAAGTATTCTTTAACGATATACGTCACTATTAATCACTCCTTATAGGCTGTGTTCGTCTTCAGAAGCTGATTTAGTGATTTTCACCACTTTAGCTTCGTCATAAAGATAAGCAACATAATGCTTATCAGAGAATAATGCAGTTGATTTGTGTGAAGCATGACGTTCAGTTTCTAAGAAAAAGTCACGCTTAGTAATAAGTTTCACTGCGCCTCTTTTAGCAAGAATAGCTTCGCCCTCTTTAATTTTATTGCTACGTACAATAATCGCTCCTAACGCCTCTCCAAAAGCACCTTTAACGATTACATCATCACCCAATAAAGTAGCACGTGTGAAGTTATCAGTAGCACTAGCACGTAATTTACCAGCATCTAAAGGATTTACAAATAAAACCATTGGTTCTAAATCTTCATCATTAAATTTATCAATTGCTGTTTGTAATCCAGCTAATTTAGTAATATCAGCCTCTACTGTTAGAGTAGCACCTTGAAGCGCTTCTAATACGTCATTATCTACTTTATTAGCGATTGCTAAACCGTGTTGACGTACTGCCTCGCCTTTAGGATCCCCGTAACCAGATAAAAGCGCCTCATCCGTTAATACAGTACCTTTACCAATCTTGCGAATAGTTGCCTGACGCTTTTTAGTTTCGATTAAATCGATTGGGATTTCTTCACCTTCAGGCACTACTTTTGCATCACCACTGTAAACAAATGCCGGGAATGTAATTGTGTTACCAGGTTGGCCTACTAACGTGTTATCGATGTCCGCGAATTGCGCGAATTTTAATTTTTTATCCAATTCTGCTTGCATCATTGGAGCCAATACTTCCGGATTGACCATATTGGCAAGTTTAGTCATATTTTCTAACGCCATGAATAATTACCTCACTTTATTGATTTAATAATTTGTCGTACGTTTCACGATGGTTGTAGAACAAGTCCTCACGTTGAGCGACTGTCATTTCGTCAAATTGCTCTTTTGTGATTCCTGTGTTAATTGCATCCCCATCGTTAGGAGTACGCCCTGTAGCTTTGTTATCAGCAAATAAATAAGGTTTAGACTCTTGCAGTGCTTTTACTGCATCTTCTAAACCTTTAACGTTGCCATCTTCTTGAAGTTCAAGATTACTTTTATCAAGCATCAACAGAACATCGTTAGCGTCGTTTGCATCTTTGGCAACCGCTAACTTGATAGCGTTATTAAGTTGTGATTCTTGGTACTTATTTTGCCAATCTGCATTAGCTTGTTTAACTTGTTCGAGTTCCTTTTGAATCTCGCTTTCATCTTTAGCAGATTGTTCTAATTTTGCAATTTGTTCATCACGATTGTTGATTTCTGCTTTTAAGTCTTTAATCTCGGCGTTCTTATCGTTTAAACGTGAACGTGGTACCATTCCAGATTGCGACTCGTCTATAGCGTCTAATACCTTTTGTTTATCAACCTCACCGTTTGCAAATTGCTCTAATAATGCATTTAAGTCCATATTTAACTACTCCTTTTACGTTTTTTACGTGTAACGACACGAAAGTATTATAAAAAGAGCAGTTTAACGACTTACTCTAGGTCGAGTGGTTAACGTTTACCACCAACGAGATAATTGGATCACCTTAACCTTTCCGTTTTGACTTCTCCCATTCACGATATGATACTGTAGGAATCACTTCTGTAGAACCATCGTCATTGCGTACACGCATTACACCTGGCAGTTCATCCTCATCGATGTAATACAGTAACTTACAGCGACAATTGATATTCTCTTTAGCACTGGCCACACCCACAAATAAATGTGGTGCTTGTCCTACGCAGCCACTAGATTTGAAGTTATCATCTATTTCTACTGACTTACCATCTAAATGACGATGTGTGTCACGTGTGCGCGCATCTTTAGTAGCTGACCAACGTTTCATCATCTTCATTCCATTGTTTTTAGCTACCATAGCACTATCTAATCCTGCTTGTGACATCGTTCTGCCCGCCTCTGTACGTGCCACTCGCAACGATTGAGCCTTAGCTATACCCAAATCATCACGTAACGCTTTGGCTATCTTAGAATAGCCCTCGCCACTCATGATACCTTGCGTAATGTGTATGCGAATGCGTTTAAGGACCTCGTTGCGATGTTTCTGTAGGGTCGGAACTAAACGGATAAATTCAATAGGTTGTTCAATCGCTTTGTTAATCACAGACACAGTAGGTACATCGAATTCCATTGATGATTGACTAGCCATTTCATACAAATAAAGACTCATCATATACTTCTCGATGTAAGCATTATGTTGAGTCTCTTTTATAGCTTTAGCTACTTGGTTATAATCTTCGGTCAGCATTTGCCCTATACGTGCAAGTTCTTTATTCAAGCGATTGTACTTATTAAATTCCGTCCACGTAACATGAGGGTCGTCTGATTGGTACTTTTCAAACATATCTGCTAACTCTTGATTGATTACTTTTAATCGCTTAGCGAATAACACTTCAAGTTCTTTTTCAGACTTTGCAATCAGTTGCTCAATGTGATTATCTATTTGCGTTTGATTCGTTATCTTCGGATTGTCCGCCATTCGCAGCACCTCCGTTTATATCAGGTAACTGCTGATTTAATTCAAGGTTATCTTGCTCAATACGTTCTAGCTCTGCCACAGGGTCATCAACCCATGGGTGGTTGGTAACAACAGTCTCTTTCGATAAGTACTGCGATTGTACACCAATCTGTGATTGTTCTAATTCATTGACCATAACATTGAAGTTAAATGTGATCTCGACATCTTGTACTTTTATATTAAGCTTGTAGAAGTCAATAATGTACTGCAGTAACTCTTGTAAAGCGGTTAAAGTTTTATTCTTAAGTTTGTTAGCCTTTAAATCTAAGTTGCTATACATAAATTTAAGTGCAATTCCCGACGGACTGTTACCGAATTTATCTTGTTGGAAGTCGACACCTTGCCCGAATTCAATAACATAATCACGTAACATACCTAAGTATTCTTTTGACGACTGCACCGGCACCTCGATTTGTATCGTATCTACACCGCTACCGTCACCGTCAACATTAATAGCTTTATAGTATTTCAGGTTACGCATAAACTCGTCTAAATCTTGACCCTCATAACCTTTTAAGATGTATATCAATTCAGTTGATTCGTCAAAGGTATTCTGCGTATCAGATAAACGCTTATCCATTGCGTCGATGATTGTCTTATACATAAATAAGTCGCTCATCTCTTGAGGGTTATTCTTAAACGGAATAAAAGGAACACGCCCCCAACTCACACGTTTATTACCCACGTAATAGTGTGATTGAATGTGTTCCTCTCCGTGATAGTAATCAGGAATGAGTATTCCGTCTTGATATTCGTAGTATGTGACATCTGTATCCGTCCAATACTCGACACGTTCAGCACCATCTAATCTGTAATACCTAATAAACGCTTTTAACGTGTCACGCTCTTTATTTGTCCAAATAGGGATTGCTTGTTCTGCAGGTACTCTGAATGTCTTGAATTCTCCATTCTCATCAACATAGGGTTGAATCCATTCAATTCCTTTATTACTTGCTGCAGTAAGTATGTCCACTAACTTATCGTCCCATTTGTGATTTAACACTTCTTGTATCGTTTTAAGTGATTTATCGTCATCACTAGAGAACGTTACGGGATTAGCTACTGCATATGCTACTTTTTGGTCTACTAAATTCTGATGATAGTTAGTGTACATACGCCAGTCAGGCTTTAGAGGGTCAATTTCCCCTCTGTTATCCAACTTAGGTGCTAGCCTTAACACATCAGGGTCGTGGTTGTAATACCTTTCGCCCACTGTAATATCTTCTATTTTCGGTTTATGATCATTGATTAAGCGAATTATCATTTCTTCTTGTGTTTCGTATTTAGGTTTAATCTGCTCAACAACTCTTTCATGATAAGGTTTTTCGTTTGGCCAAAATATAACAATCACCTTCTTTACGTTAAAATTGAAATCTTGTTCTGACGCATATCACGCTCTAGTGCATAACGTGTAGCGTCAATAGTATGATTATCTTTATCTTCTAATTTAGGTTTAACGTTACCGTCTTTATCTGTTTCGAAGTCGATATTCTCAAATTCACGAGCAATATTAGGTGTGCGGTTAGGGTCAATCACAATAGCATCTAAATCATTCAGCCATTGCTCTCCGTATTCAACCGAATCAGGACCCTTTTTAACCCCTTTAATACGTTTAATACCGTGTTCTTTTCTCAGCTCATCAATCGACTTAGGCTCAGCACTATCTGCGTATATATCATCACTCTGATAGCCTTTGGACCATAGCCACTTACCAAACTGTCTATTACTAATTTGTACGCCGTAATACTCATCTACTGCGTATATAATGCGTTTCTTTTTATCGTAATGCCAACGCACAAAAGCTAAAGGGTCAGTAGCATATCCGAAGTCAACAGCGTTACGTATGTTATCAAACGACTTAAACAACTCATCAGGTATCTTCTCAATCTGTAAGTTATTGAATGGTACAACACCGCTACCGATAGCCTCTCCTAAATACTCCCAACGATAACGTAACTCATTACGTTCTTTCGCAGCCTCCGCTTCATCGATAAACTGTTTAGCGATAAACGGATTATCTAAGTATGTAGAGTGATGTACAAAAGTGTTGTCAGGTTGAAATGAGCTTTCGTACTTTTTGTTAACCCACGATTGCTTACGTTTAGGCGGGTTATAACTGAAGAAGAATTTATAAAATAATCCTTCGTCTAACTCACCACGTAACATTGAGTTTGTGATCGTAGTCACTTCGTCTTCGGTTTTAAACTCCGCTAATTCCTCAATCCACATAATAGAAAAAGGGAATCGACTATCTTTTAACGACTTTAATCGTTCAGGGTTCTGTGCCCCTCTAAAGATAATCCGATTTCCTCTCGGTATATATGTGATTTCCATTGGCGATACTTTCACTTTAAATAGGTGCGATACCTTTTGCTGTTCTATTGCCCATTTTATTTGTTCAAACACAGAAGTTGCTAATGTGTTATCCGTCTTACGTACAACCACTGCATTCATCGGGTAACGCATGATTAATTGTGTAATGATAATTGATATATCAGACGACTTACCACTACCACGGCCACCCTTACCAACCACATTAAGTATGTTCGGGTTTTTCGTAGCACGCCATAAATCACGAAAGTGTTCAGGTATCAGTTCAGATAAATTAATCGATGTCATCATTGAATGTCACCGCGCCCTGCATTGAAATCTCTTGTTTTTCGACCGGATTATATCCAGTACGATCAAGAATATCTTTCGACGCTTGGAATCGTACTAATTCACTTTTGGCATCTAATAAATCAATCATAGTTTTTAAAGCTTGAGGCACTGCACTTTCCAAATGATGTGCTTGGTACGCCATTAATCCCGCCTTGAATTTGTCGTTAGTTTTCCACCTACTTATAGAGGGCGTAGGCGTGTTAATTTCCACTGAAATCTCTTTGTCAGATAAATTCGTCTCATTCTTGATACGTATATATTCTCTTTGTTTTTTTGATAAATTTAAATAATCTTCGAAATTAACGCTGTTTAACATATTAGCCATCTCATATATCACCAACTCTCACGGTTAAGCACCTTATTTTGACGTATAAAAAAGACACTGCGCGTATACAGTGCCTAGTGATTATGTTTTGTTATTTTATTTGAGCTTTACACTCATATGAATGTATACCGCCTACCCATCGGATAGACGGTCGGGTAATCGGGTGCGCAACATATACATGATAAACGCTTGCCCAATCACCTAATAAGCGGAGTGAAACACATAGGTTATACACTCATATCAATGCAAAGACGCCCAGTTTTCTCTGGACGCCTAATTTAGTTACTAATCAACTTCACTAAATAGATGAAACCACAATTTGAAAGGAGGGAAAATGTCGTCATCGCAATGCTTACTAATTAGGTAGTCGTAGTACCTATATATATTAAGCACATTAACATTATAACCCCTAAAGTGACGCTATTTTTCCGCGTTTTTTCCGCATTTAATGTATCATTCCTAACTCGTCAGCAAGACTTTCTAAAATACACTTACGCAACCTATAGGCCATAGTTTTGCCGATATGCATTTCATCAGCAACACCAGTTAAATTATATTTTCTTGGTTTAGCAAAATAATATAAATCCATTAGCCTACGACCTTCATTTGTTGTGTTCTCATACACTATCTCAACGGCCATCTTCACTCTTGCTAATTGTGCTAACCGTCTATCATTAACAACACGTGTTGCTTTAATTTCCGTAACACTTACATTTTCACTAGAACGTCCACCACCAATATTTTCATCAGTAGGTTGCCACGGGTGTAATACTTCTTCGCGCACTCTATTAATATCTTTATCGATATACGGATAATTGCGTAGTTCGCTTTCCAAATAATTAATAGTCGATTTTCTTAATGGCATTAATTGTCCCCCTCAAAATGCTTCAATCTACTCTCTAATACTCGCTTTTCATATTCCCTAGCCTCTAATTTACCCCTAAGTTGTGCGTTTTCAGTGGTAAATCCCACTAGTAATAATGTGTATACAATAAAAAATATAATCCACCACATTTAATATTCCTCCGTATCCACATCGTCTTGAAGATACATATCATTCATCAACGCCTTAGCACCTTCATAAATCAGAATTGTTACCAGCGTGTGTAATACCACTCTTAAATATTTCATTTGATCACTCCACCTCATAAGTTGCTGTTAAACGTTTTATCTTGCCACCACATTTTTTTGCATATCTTTTAGCAGTCTCATTTTCTTCTACAAGAAAAGAGGTAGCATCGTTTAGATTGTCTGTGAAATTGCAAATACCAGTTGAAAGATTAATAATTCTCAAATAAATCCCTTTGTTAACTTCAATAACAAATTTCGTCTCTACCGTTTTCATTTGATCACTCCTTCGACAATTTGTTTTAGTGCTACATAATCAGGTGCAAATACTCCGACTATATTGGCTACAATAAAAACAAATCCTACTACAATCCCAAATGGACCGATTATAAATACAGAAATTTCAAATATCTCTTTAAATTCATTATGCTTTCCGGTATTATTTAATCTCGCTGTGATATACATAGCTACAATGGCTAATATTATAAGCACTATGCCTATAATGCTATAAATCAAACTTGTTACAAACACACCGTGTATATAAACATCAAAACCTTTTTCAGCAACGCCACTTATTTTTTCTCCAACTTTATCTAAATAACTCAGTATCTTATCGTCCACACCATCACTCCTTATTAAGTAATTCCTTAATTCGTTGCAGTACGTCTTTACTAGATTCCTGATGACCCGAACCTTTTTTCTCCACGTTCTGACACCTCGCTAAATTCGTCAACTTCTTGTAATGTTGGCGTCCATATAGGCACGATAACCAATTGTGCTAATCTTTCGCCTTTGTTGATGACATAAGTACCTTGTTTATATAAATGACGTTCATCTTCAATGATTATTTTATCTTTTAAATCACGTTTAAAAATTGTTTCCGCCCCGTTATCTTCATGGTCATTCTTAATATTAATCTCCATATGACCTTGAAACCCTGAATCAATCTTACCTGTTTCAACAACAAGATGTGTCCTGCTACTCACACCACTTCGGCTAGTAAGTAATCCAACGTAACCTTTTGGAATGTTCACGGCTATGTCAGTCGCAATTAATTGTTTTTCTTGCGGTTCTAGTATGATTGTTTCTGCTGCGTAAATATCAAACCCTGCATCTGTTGAATGGTTACGTGTTGGTAGTGTTGCGTTCTCCGATAATAATTTAATTTGTAACTGTTCCATTTATTCGTCCTCCTTAGTGAGGTTAAGATTTTTAATTTCAAATATCGCATATAAAATAAAGATTACTGTGACAAAAGCTAATCCTTTTATTCCTTCAAACTTAGTAACCGAGATGAATAGCACCATCACAATCAACATAAACAGCAAACTACACAACCTACCTACGTACTTGTTGTTGAATCGATGATGGAGGAAATGTTCCATTAATACACAAACAACAAAAGTAAGTATAAGCGTCCATGCAGTCATTCACTCGTCCTCCTCGTTACTCTTTATTACTCTTCATTACTCTTCATTACTCTTCGTTAATGCTTTCTAAATTTAGCGTCTACTAATGGAAGTTTGAACATTTACTCGTCCTCCTTATTCCATTTACTGCCTTCCTTAACTAATCCACGTACAGTTAATTCATGACTCAACCTATATTCGTTATCTCCCTCTTGATACCACACATCAGCTAGGTATCTACCGAATGCATCGGCTTTATAAGTCTGCACGTACACGTCCTTACCTAGCACTGTGCCAGTCGTAAATGCTTTAGCTTCGTTATATCCAGTTTCGCCACGTTCAGGTGTATCCACGCCTAGCAATCTAACCTTACGTACCGTATGTGTGTGGAAGCCAAGATCAATGCGCATCTCCAAAGTGTCACCGTCGATGACACGCAGTACCTTAGCTTTGAAAATGTATAATTGTTTATCTAGTGTCATTCTTAAACACCTCATCTAAATCCATTTTTAATTTTTCTAGCAAGAACAAACTTTCATTTAAGTCTTTGTTATTCAATGCTTGTTCAATTTCAGTAGAATATTGGTTAGAAATAAAAATAATTTTCTGTTTATACTCGTCCCGTTCTGCACGTAACTTTGCGATGTCTGCGATTAATGAATCACGCTCTGATTTGTAATCTGTCATTCTTCCATTCCTCCATTCCGCATTACCTCCAATTATTTAATTTTCACGTCATCAAACCAAATTTCACCATCATAATCTTTAAAATACTCTAAAGCTTTTTTGGTAACCTTTTCTCTATGTTCTTTATTAACCACACTAAAATTAGGCATTGGAAATAAGTTGGCGTCATATCCGTAAAAAACCGCTTTACTTTTATTACTCTTGTCCACTTGATATAACCAATCTTCACACGTCCACGGATTATCGTTTTCTGAATAATGGAACCCTCTTTTTAACTGTTTAATATTCATCATCTCTCCCCCTACATATCGAATATGCTTATTTGGCTACCTAATTCCTCTGCATACATCAGGTTGTGTCTAGCTTTGAAATCATTAAACTCCTTAGTAGGATAATAACCGTCGATGTGGCTATACTGTCCTTTTGGTAAACCAATCATAATGTAGCCACCGAAAGTTTCACGTACAATAAGCACCTTTTCTTCGGCTGCATTGTATAAATGGAATGTGTTCATCACTTAACCTCCCAACAATCGATAGCAAATTCAACACTTTGCTTAGCTTTCTTCAAATCTTCTAAACCATTCTTTCTAGGCGCTCTCATTAAGTATTTCAATGCATTCCCTACGTGGTAGAAAACTGACGCTGATTTATACGTCTTGCCCACTAATTCGATAATCACATTTGCACTAAATTTACCGAATTGATAATGTGGTGGTTGGTTAACCATATCGTTATTAGTCATAAATAGCCTCCCAATCGTCGTCATCTGTAAGGTAATAATAAAACCCATTTTCTAATTCAATTTCAGCGTTCTCTTTGCCTTTGAAGTTATACTTAAGTTCAGTGACTTTGCCTTCATAACATTGGTTGTCTACATAGAAAGAGACTTTGTCGTTCTCGTCTAATTCATGTATTTTTACTTTCATAACTTCACACCCTTTTTCTCCATTAATTCTTCTGGAGTTGCACCGTTGCGCAATCTGCTATTTACAACCTCGTATCGCATATTTAATAATTTAGCTAACTGTCTTACCGACACTACGTAACCGTTAATAATAAATTCACGCGAATGATCACCAGGAATTTTAGGTAACTTCTTTTCTTTCGGTTTAGCAGGATAACGTTTAATTTCTTTCTGTTTAACTGACACACCCGAAAATCTGCATAAATCATAATACGCAGGACTTGCAGGAACTGATTGCCGTACCGTTTCAAGCCACGGCTTCTCTTTCTTCTTAGCTTTGTATCTCTGATACGCCATTTCCATTTGATACTTGTCATATTTATCTTCAGACGATTGCGTCGGTTTCTCTCCGTTACGACGTAATGCTAATGTATGCATGTTTAATCACCTTCTATTTCATTAATTATTAATACTGTGCGTGCAGTCTCTGCATATTTTTTGAATGTTCTGATCTCATAAATCAGTGTGTCGTCCACCCATAATAATTTGTTACCTGCATCTAATATAGTTTTAAGTAAATTATCAATATCAGGCTTTATAGTGTGAGGATTTCCGATACACGCTTCTTTTTTATACTTCGGCCACGATTTACTAGGTTTGAAGTAGAATTCAACCGTTAGTCTTATCGGCTTATCTATCATCAAATGTGGTAGTTGATCAGCTACAAACTTTTTATGCTTCACATATGGTGCAGGCATATAAGTATGCCCACCACCACTAAATCTAGGTCTCGATGACCCTTTCGGATTACCAAGATTTCTATCATTTTCCAAGTAAAATATTTCGATTCTAGTTTCGCCCATGTCTGCTCCTTTGCTCCATATCTGCCTCTTTATATATCAACCTTGATTTTTCGTCATAGTCATCAAAAAGCGACAACTCATTGCGTTCTAGTAACCTTTCTACCGCCCAACCCAACTGCAACATTTTAAGCCTCATAAAATTATCTTCTTGGTAATCTTCTGTGTATAACAACCTCAACAACTCTTGAAATTCTAAGATGCTCATGTGAAGAACCTTTGCGTAGATTTGTAATATTCAAAATTAACGACACCAGTTTCCCCGTCTTTGTTTTTAGCGATGTTCACTTCTAAATCTGATTTATCGTTATCTTGATGATCATCACGGTTATAGTAATCATCTCGGTACAACATGAATATCATACTTGCATCTGCCTCAATGCCTCCAGATTCTTTCAAATCACTCATCATAGGGCGTTTATCATTTCTAGACTCTACACCCCTATTTAGTTGAGAAAGCAACACTATGACGCTCCCTGTTTCATTTGCGATGATTTTAAGGTCACGACTTATCTTTTCTACATCAACCCGTCTATCATTCGTCGGTGTATCTGATTGCATAAGTTGTAAATAGTCAATAAATATCACTTGTGGTTTGTTTGATTGCTTTGACGCTTGTTCTCTAATTTGAGCTGGTGTTAACGAACTTTCATCAAAAATATTAATGTTTGCTTGTTTGATTTTATTTAGTCCGTCCATTACTTTATTTGTCGATTCAGGACTTAACTCATTTGGTCGCTTAATATGACTCAAAGGTACACCCTCAATCATCGCGACCATTCTTTCGATTACTAAATCTCCAGTGGTTTCAAGACTAAAGAATGAAACTTCATATCCAGCTTTCGCAATATTCCACATCGTGTTTAACGCGAATCCAGTCTTACCCATTGATGGACGTGCTGCTATTACATTTAGTTGCCCTTTTTCAAAGCCGTGTATCTTATAATCAAGTAATCCATAACCTGTCTTAATAATCTCTTTCGGCTTTTCACTCAATACAGATTCCATAACTTTAGCTAAGAATTCGTCTGTCTTATTACTCTGTTCGATATTTAAACCTTTCAATTCTTCCAACTCGTCTAAAAGTTGCAACATACTCGTCTTATCAGGTTTTGCTGTGAAGTCATCAACTTTTTCTATAGCTTTTCTAGCTACATAGTCGTTCAGTAAATTTATTTGATCTTGCATAAAGAATATTGGGTCTGTACCGTCAGACTTAGCAATCTGGTTAAACCTTTTAACGTTAACAAAGTCTTTGTCATCTCTACACTTGAAATAAATTTCGTTTGCGTTGATATGTCCAACTTCTCTGATGTAACCGATAATCGCTTTTACATCATCATCTTCAAACATTTCAGATTTTAATTTGAATTTGCTATACAAATCAGGGTGTTTCATCAAGTTGCAAAGTATCGCTTCTTCTGTACTCAAGCGATCAATCATTGCTTCGTAGCTCCTTAATAAATGCTTGCCCTTTACGCTTTACTTCTTGCCATTTTCTAGCGTATTCAGGGTCGTTTTCTAATTTATACTGGTGGGTTTCTTCTATCGGTTTTTCTTCCATTTCAAATACTTTAGGTTTGGTTGCTAATACGTCAGCTATGGTTGGTTTATATTTACTTTGCTTAATGAAGTTGTGTAATTTTTTCATAGATTGGTTGTAGTCGCCCTCTTTAGACAAAATATCAATCCATATGTCAATCTTTCTTTCGTTGAATGCCATGTTATAGGTTTCGGCAACAACCTCAATGATCTGTAGCGCCTCCGATTTTTTCACTCGTCATCACCTAACTTTTTTCGGTACTCGTCGATTGAAGATTGCTTTTTAGGTTTTGTTTTATTTAAGGCATCTTGTTTTGTTTTAACGCCTTCTTTTGCCCAGTTGTTTAACACTGTAATTAAGTAACCCACATGACTACCTTTTTCTTTAGTGTAGTCAGTTGCAATTTTCACAACTTCATCAGCATTCTTGCCAATATCATCAACTGCATATCCGATTTGTTCCATTTGGTAAGGTGTTATTGTGTTGTCTAAGAAAGCAATGACATAATTGATTGCTTTTGCGAAGACGTCATTATCTTCTTTATCTTCTTCTTTTTCTACTTCTTCTTCTTTATCTTCTTCTGTTGCGTGACTGTCACGTGACATCACGTGACGTTGGTTTTCTAACAACATTTGTTTTTCTTTTTTTCGTTGTTTTTGTTTTCGAAGTCTGTTTTGTTCTCTTATTTTTTCCAATCCCTCTATATTTTGGTGCTTCTCCCAATTTTTTACTTTATAAGCACCTTCTGAATCTTCAATCATTCCTAATTTGATAAACGTTTGTAGTGCTAATCTGATTGAATTCAGTGGTCTATTAAATTCGTTTGCTAACATTTCATCATTGTAAGGCAAATTTTCAGATAACATAATATATCCGTGTTCGTTATATTTACCAGCAAGGGTTAGTAATTTAACCCAAACTGTTATGATCGTGTCACGCTCTGGTAAAGCTTCAATGTATTTGATTTTGCTATCATCAAACATTCCGACTTTTAATTTTATCCACGATACTTCAGCCATCTACTTTCTCTCCTTTCAACATTTTATTAAGTCGCTCATCCACATCAACCCAACTGTCGTGCAGGTGATATTTGTCGTTAAAACTATCCATTCCAATGTTATGTTGTTCTGTGTGGTGGTCGCGGCATAACGATAATACTTGATTGCCATAGTGATTAATCTTTGTTCTGTCACGCCCACGTCCTACCGCATATCTATGTGCTAAATCCGAATGAGGTTTGCCGCAGATAACACAGTTGCGGTTGACCGTTGACCAGTAGAGTTTTGATTTATCCCCTTTTAATAATTCACTTGTTTTGTAGCTGAGGGGTATTCCATTTTCAAACACCCAATCCAATATGATGTCGATGATTTGTGAAGCTTGTGTACGTGTGCAATTACTAAGTGATATGGGGTTGTCATATCCATGATATGTTCTTGTACATTCGATAAACATATGCCTCATATAGTCCATAGGTTGGCCCGTATGCTCTTCTATATCTTTGACTAAGGCAAATATCTTACGGCGTTGTTTGTCAGTGATAGAATTTGGATCTATCACTATACAATCAACATCAATAGGTTGGTTTAAATCTAATAGTTCGATAGCTTGTTCAGGTATCTCTACATCAGTAACAACCACTGTATAAGCACCTTTATGATTCTTTTGATACTTAACGATTTGTGACATTTAATCACAACCTAGAAGGGCAAATCTTCGTCAGAAATATCAATTGATCCGTTTGCATTTGCGAATGGATTATCACTTGTTACTGCACCGTTGGATACATTACCTGTTTGTGCTTGACCCTTATTATCTGAATCGTTTTTTTCGTTTTCTTTAATACCAATTTTTTCGTATACTGGCGTTCCTTCAAACTTCCAAAATCTTTTTAATACTGTATTCCATTTATCTGTATATTCGTTGTACTTTCGTTCTAATTCAATATTGATAGGTTTTCCGATAATATCTTTGTCAGTGAAGCTGAATTGACCATTATTATCTTGAATGCCAACTGCTTTTAAAAATGTATACAACCAGTTTTTAGCAAAATCATTTGAAGTATCGCCGTTTGCATAATGAGTGAATTCTCCTTCTTCTTTATGCGTAAAAGTAATTGCAATTTGCGGGTGTCCATTTTTACTTTCTTTATTTTCAAAACCTTTAACTTTCACACTGTATGATCCTGGTTGAATGTAATTACCTAACTCTTGAGCGCCTTGTAAATTTAAATTGAATTTCATAATTGATTACCGTCCTTTTAATTTTTATTAGTTTCCGTTTCTGATTGCATCTACTAACATTGATAATGATGCGTTTTCGAATTTTTTATTATTAAGCGTTACTGATGGCGAATGTCTTACTTTTGTTTCGTAATCTTCTGATGGTTCAACACTAAATATCCACCTAGTAGACCTTTCTCCATCTATGAGATCTGTTTCTGTATAAGTTCTTGCCAGTACGTCTGATTGGCTTATTACAGCATCTCTGATTGAATCTTGCGCTTTAATAGTTACTGAAGGGTTAAACAACGTTCCATCTTCTCTTTTATCTGAACTGTTGCCTTCATGCCCTGTAATAGCAAAGTGAAATTTGTACTCCTGTTGTAACTTACTTACAAACCGGTACATGCTGATTATTCTTGTCGCTACCTCTCCCCAATCTGTAAATTGAGGCTTACGCGTCTTACCCTTCATCACTTGGTCTAATGTAATATCACGCAGTTTTTGAACAGTTTCTACCACTACAATGTCAATAGGTCGTTCGTTGGCTCTTGCTTGAGTCAAAATGTCTGGTAAAGATTGAATTATTTTTGCTAAATGATTGAAATTTCGAATCGATACGCCTAATCCTTTTTCAACCACTGTAGTTCCATCCTCGTTTATATCGAGTACCAATGCGTTGTTTTCTCTAGTAAGTGATGTTGTCTTCCCAGTACCAGGACGACCATACACTACAAATTTGTAATACTTTTCTTTATTTTGTTTTGATAGGTCTTGTATTTCTAATTCATTAAAAATATCGTGTTGTTCGACCATCTATAATTCCACCCTTTCAATTTCATCAGTTTCAGTGTGTGTATGTTTATAAACATCATGTGTTGCTGTATCGATTAGCACATTTTCCATTCCATCGAATTTACGTGCATCACGTTTATCTGTTGAGTACTTGATGTTAGGGTTAGCGTCTGTTGGACGGTTCGTTACATAAATGTCTAAATCTTTGTGTTTATAAAAGTAAGTAACTACTTTACTCATTGAAACCCTCCCAACAGTCTACTCATTATGCGGTCATAGTTATCAATATTTTCAGCAATCCATACACGTGTTTCATACATTAAAATATCAATGGCACTTTCCATACCAGATACGTCATAGATTGTGATTTCACTTACAGTATTATCGTCACGATCTTGGATTGTTACGTCTACGCCGAATTCTGTCTTGGCCACGTACATGTAAAATTTGAATCCGTCTATAGTGATTGTTTTCGAAAATTCTTGTCCAATTTCGTAATACATTTGCGTTTTCCTCCATTTTTGGTAGAATGGAATCGGAATCTTGTGCAAAAATTCCGACTCATGACTGTTTGCTAGCTGCACCTAGCATTCAGTCTTTTTTTCGTTTTCTTGGAATAACATGTAAGCAGCTAAACCTAATAAAATTCCAAAGAATGCTGTGTAGATAATATTTTCAGTTATCAAGTGGATAAAAAATCCGCTTGTTATCACCGTTAATGTCAACATTAAATACTTCATTTTTTACTCCTTTCAAATCTGACATGTTCGTGAATTTGAGTATTGTACTCTTCTAGAAACTTCATCATTTCTCGACGATCAAACTTATAATGCCCCTTGCCATCCTCATTTGGAAAAGTTGAGAATTTTGCTATCTTACGACGGAAATAGTCGTTTGCTAACACGTTTTCTGTAAACCACTGCTTGCTACAAGGGAACATATCCGCCACTTCTTGCAATGTCATATTGACGGGTCTACTATCTACAAGTTCCTTATATTCAGCTTTAGAAATGATAATGTGGTCTTCAGGAATCGGTACGGTTACTTGTATCGTTTGAACCATAAAGGTCACCTCCTATTAATATTTGTTGTGCTATACTTTTCTTATCTCCTTATGAAAGGAGGTGAGAAGTATAGCTAAAGATCATGTCACTATCGAGACATCTTGCCCCAATTGTGGTAAACGGATGAAAATTACCACTAAGAAAAAACACAATAGATGCTCAAGATGCAAACTCGACATCGTCAGAAAGTAGTTTCAAACGAGATACCATCATCAATCAATTCGTCAATAGTTTTTCGAGATTTTTCGAGTTCACGAATAGCTTTATTAATCTTTAACTTTTTGATTTCTAAATCCTTACTGTTGATATTTAATTGATGTACAACTTCCGGTCTACTTTTATCTAGCACCTTTTTAGTGACTATTGCAGTAGTTACTATTAAGAGTGCTTTTTTGATTGGTTGTAAATCTTGCATTTTTGAATGCTCCTTTCGTGTATAATGTTGTTATCAACCTAAGGAGGTGATACATATGGATAAGGTGATAAATTTGGATATAGTTGCAATTTGTATAGCTGTTTTCAGTTTTATACTGACTGCTCTTAAATATTATTTAGATTACATGAAAGACACTCTCGATATTGACGTAATACCAACCAGAAGCTTTCATTACCTAGAGTCAGATAAATCAAGTTATAACGATTTGACTTTTGTCAATTTCACAAAGTTCCCAATCTCTATAATTGATGTGAAATTTGACATTAAAAACCAAGTTGGCGAACAAAAGAATTTCAATATAATTCCGTATGAAAACCAAAACTATACCGTACCTTTCACTTTGGGACCTTATGAAAGTACTAAATGTACATTTTTACTCGAAGAATACCCTGTGATTTGGGAATGGGATGTAAGCATTATAGTTACAACTAACAAAGGCACTTACATAAAATCGGTTACGATAGAATCATTGAAAGAATTCCGAGAATCAGAGCAATCAGTGACATTGATAAAATCAGCAAATAAGGTAAGTGCTCTTTCCAACCCCAAGGGTGGTTTTTTAAAGAAGTTTTTAAATCATTTAAGATCTTAAACATTGCTATTCCTCCTTTACGTCACTTTTTAATTAAAGTGGTGTTTATTTTCTCTTCTAATTTTTTTGAGGCTTGCTCATAAATAACTAATAAATGTTCTTTTTTAAAATGTGATTTCGCCATAATCTTTAAGTTATTCAAACTTCTTTTAGCGTCGCCATAATTTTTGCTTTCTGATAGTACTTGTTCTAAAACCTCTTGAGCCATTCCATCAATTTTTGCCAAGTATTCATTTGATAAATCTTCCATTCTTTATCCTCCTTAATTTGGTTGTTCGATTGTGAGTTATTCTTCTTCATCTAAATCAAAGTGTTGTTCGATTTGGTCAATAGCCCACTCGATCATAGATTCAAGGTGTTGCTCTCTGTCGACTTCATAAGTGTGTTCAATCTCTCCTGCATACGTCACGGCAAGAGTATCTTTGTGTGTATATGTTAGGCTTTTGTCCTCTTTAGCTGCATGAAGTGTTAATACAATATTGTTTAACTTTTCTTTTTGTTCTGGTGTCATTAGTTATCCTCCTATATTTCAATTGCCGATGGTCTAACATCTTTGATGAATTGAATGGCTAAGTCTACGTCTTTACGTTTAATGTGATTATTAGGTGCGTTACCTTTCATGCCTAAGTGCTTTTTAGTTTTAACAAGCAATTTCGATTTAACTTTTCCTAATTGGTGTCTGTACTCTTCTTTCGCTTTCTTATTTGCTAAAGCCTGTTCGTACACATCTCCAACTAAGAATTCATCGATTGTTACTTGAATACCAGCTTTACCTAGTATTTGTTCAGCTTTAGACTTGATAGCAAATTTTATTGCATCAATATCTTGTGGTGTCACATATTCACCCTCGAATTTATTGTTCAATTCATCTAATTTCTTATTGTTTACTTGCCCAGTAGAAATTAAGTAATCTAGTTTGTCACTTACTAACTGTTCAATAAGTTGGTTCATATCATCTAATGAAGTAATTCCGTAAGCGCTTGCTAATTGATTATGTTGTCTTTCTACTTTGATGAAGTAACCTCTGATTTCCCTTCCTATTTCACTACGTTGTATCATTGAAATTTCTTTCGCCATATCGAGTGTCATGATGTGGTCGAGTTGGTTATGCTCTCGTCCATGTGATGTTAATCTTTTTTGATTAACTTCGATGTAATCAATATTTTCTTCGAACCCGTATCCAATCATTCTTTTAACCCAAATAGAATATTGAGTTTCAATTTGTAAACCCTTGTGTAATTCACGCCCACTTACTGCAACTGTTCCATCTTCGTTACGTTTAAAGTTAAATAATTCTTGAATTTCATTCATTAACTTTTCACCTCTTCTTTAATTTCTAAGATTTTTGCAATACGTTTCTTTTGTTCAAATGCATCTCTACGCCCGCGCAATATGTCAGATAAGTAAGCACTTGAAATACCTAACGTGTCTGCTAGTTGTTTATTCGTGATGTTACGTTTAAGTAATTCCATTCTCACCTTCATGCCGAATTCTGTTGTTGCCATATTCACACCTCCAATAACTTTTTATCTAAGCTAATAAATTAACCCTTGAATAAAAATAACTTTTGTGCTAATATTTAAGCATAGCTAAACAAACCTATAACACTAAATATAGGCGCTGTTAATTCAGTCTCTATATCTCGTTCCCCAACGAAATTTGTTATTTGTTTTACGGCTAAATTTAAAGCTTAAATACAGTATAATAACTTATTTGCTATTTGTCAAACAGAAATAACAAATAAGTTAACTGTGATAGGAGAATTTTTATGAATTTAGTACAAAGAATAAGAAATTTGTGCAATTCTGAAGGGATAACTTTTGCCGAACTTGAAAGGATTTTAGGGTTTTCTAATGGTCAAATTAGGAGATGGCAAACAGCAAAACCTGGAGTCGATAAAGTTCAAAAAATTGCCGACTACTTCGACGTATCTGTTGACTACTTATTAGGTAGAGAAAAAGATGAATATGCTGGAGAGCAAGAAGATGAAGAAATTCGTATCATGCATCGTGGTGTGAAAAATATGAGTAAAGAAGATAGAGAAAAAGCATTAAAAATGTTTGAAACTTTCTTTGATAATTGGGATGAATACACTAAAGACAATTAAAGGGGATTTTATTTTGCATTTTGTATATCAAAATTCGTTTTTAAAAGCAGCACGTGCTGTTAATGCTTTAATAGAGACTAACTATATTGATGAATTCCCTTTACCTATTAAAGATATAATTGAAAATGATAGTAATGTGGAATTATTTACATTCAAAGAGTTTTGCGATATGACAGGTTATTCTTTAAACGAGCTACAAACCTATGGTGGTTCTGATGAGGCTTTTCATATTAAAAAAGGAAATAAGTTTGCAATCATCTACAATGAAAATGTTTATAGTAGAAGATTACGATTTACATTAGCCCATGAATATGGACACTACATTATGGAACATGATGGTATGAGCTATAAGAAAACACCCATATTTCAAGATGCGCAACGTACTCATTTAGAAGAATACGAAGCTAACTCATTTGCATCATGCTTATTATTTCCACTTAATGTACGGTATAAATATCGTGATGTATTAAATGAATATGATGTGGCAGACCTATTCGAAATTAGTTATCAAGCAGCGAAAGTAGCATTAGATATCTTTGATGAACACATGAACAGTGGATTAGAAGATCATATTTCAATGTTTGAACATAGGCACATGGAAACTTATATGTCATTTCTTGAAGAAATGTTGGGAGAACAGTTGGCAGAATATAATCACATAATGAGAACAGAATATGGTTATTAAAACTCACTACGGCAATTATTCTATAACTTTTGAACCGTTGAGGGTGTTTGAGGTGAGAAGGATTAATTAAATTAATTTCGGAAAGCAAAAACCGCCACCTGATAACATATAGAAAATCAGACGGCGGAAAAATATTGAAAAAGGTATAAAGTCCTCGCAGAAGTGTTTTCAACTTCTAAACTTATTATAACAAATTCTATTATGTTAAGGAAATTATAAAAAAAACACCGCTCCTACTAAAAAGGAACGGTGCGCCATTACGAAGACATTTACTTTTAATTCATCTCAAATGAGAAGAACTGTTTTTATTCTAGCAATTTTATTTTTATATTACAAGGATTGGAGGTTGAGGGAATAAAAAACGCCTACTTATGTAGACGTTGTGAGGTGGTGATAGTGTGAGTGAATATAAGAATGGTTCCACAAGGTCTTTAGGTAAACCTAGTAAAGATAAGGGGACTAGAAAACCACCCGGTAAAAAATGAATTACATTTCTATAAAATAAATTTGTGTTTTTTCGTTTGTATTTATTAAGACTTTAGGTTCATTTTCTGGTTTCTGTGACCATTCAACAATATCATTGAAAGTTTTTAAAGGTGGTTCTTCGTCGAAAGGTTCAATGATCAATTCAGTAGGTTCGTTGTTTTGAGTGTTAAAGTTAGTAATGTACCCACAGTTTATTAATTTTTCTTCAAAATCAAAAATATAAACAACGGTATGTTTGTTGTTGTTGAAGATGATTTCTCTAACTGGTTCGGCATACTGATAAGCTAACCCACTTACGTTCCTTGAGTTGTTTATTTCGAGTTTCATTTTCTCTATTATTGATAATGGTATTAAAAAAGGATAAGCAATAGATAATATTAGCGTTCCAATAAGAGATAATAATATTGAAATTTGAATACTTATCCAAAGGTTCAAAAGCAAAGTTAGTGAAAACAAGATGATGAAATTTGTGAGAGATAATAAAATATTATAAAAAACTCTATCTTGATTATCATAAACTTTTATTTTCCCCATTTTGTTTAATAAGAGAAATGATAAGAAACCAAAGCCTCCTGAAGATACGATAGCACTTAATATTGGTATCTCTAAAATGTTCAATATCTCACCTACTTTTTTCTTTAATTATAACACATATTTATCAATAAATAGATAATTGATAATATCTAACTATAACAGGGTACCTCCCACGTACCCCTTGCCAAAAATTGAATAAGGTGCTACCATACTGATATATAAGGGAGATTCCCTAAACGTTATTGATATTCGCTATTCATAGTTGAATAGTAAACCTTTAATCTTATAATTATAAGTGGCACCTATTTTATAT